GCCAACGAGTGGCTGCGCCAACGCGACGCCTACTGCGACCCTTACAGCCGGCCGGTTGACGCCATCACGTGCTGGGACAGCCTGGAGCACATCCCAGATCCAGCCGCGCTGCTGGCGCAGGTTCGCGAATGGGCTTTCATCGCCATCCCGATCTTCGAAGAGGGCGATGGCGTCCCGGCCAGCCGTCACTACAAGCCGGGTGAGCATATTTGGTACTTCAGCCACCGCGGCCTGGTCGACTGGATGAAGGCGCAGGGCTTTGTCTGCATGGAACACAACGACGCCGAGACCGAACTCGGCCGCGAAGGCATCCGTAGCTATGCGTTTATGAGGGTCAAGTGAAAGTTGAGGTCAAGCTCTCCGGCGTCGATGGTGTTCTGGATTTGTTGAAGAGCTTGCCAGCCGAAGTCGTTTCGAAGCGCGGCGGCCCGGTGAAGCTTGCTTTGGCGAAAGGTGCCCGGCTTATTCGTGACGCCGCACGCCAGAATCTGCGTGCAGCTATCGCGCAGAACGGGGAAGAATCCACGGGCCTGCTGCTTGAGAACGTGATTTCCAGCCGAGGTAAGGCGCCAGCAGACGGTAAGGGCGAGCGTTATTTGGTGCGAGTGCGTCGCAAGACCTACCCGGGCCGAAAGCCAGAGAAGGGCGGCGGCGTTCCCAATGTTCGGAAGTCAGCGCAGTTAATGGAATACGGCTCTGAGCACCAGCCGGCGCGGCCCTGGTTGCGGCCTGCTGTGATCCAGAACGGGGAGCGCGCCATCAGCGTCATCACCGAAGACCTGAAGAAGCGCATCGACAAGACGGTGGCCGATCTGGCCAAGAAGGGGTTGAGGTAAACCATGCTGCCCAAGGTATTCCCCGTCCTGAAGACGCCTGCAGTCCTTGCGATAGTTGGCGGCCACCAGGTGAGGATCTTCCGACATGGTGCCGCCCCGCAGGCTACGGACAAGCCCTACGTGACATGGTTTGAGGTCAGCGGTCAACCTTACGACCAGATCAGCGGTCTTCCTTGTGGTGACTTTGATAGCGTGCAGATTGACTGCTGGTCGATGGACGACACCCAAGTTGACGCGCTGGCGACCGCCGTTCGTGACGCGGTGGACGCTGCAGGATTCGCGAACCGGTTGATCATCAATCAGCGAGACCCCGACACCAAGCTGTATCGGATCGGCATCCAGGCCGATTTCATCAACTCTAGCCGTTAACCCTACCTACTTTCACACAGCCCGCCTTGAGCGGGCTTTTTGTTTTGGAGCCAGCAATGAGCAATGGAAGCGTAAAAAGCCAAGGCACCGCCCTCTACCTGCGTATGGTGGACTCTGGCGGCGCATCCCTCGTATTGATGGAGTGCCCGACCGGCATCAGCGGTCTGGGCGGTGCGGCAGATCAGATCGATGACACCTGCCTGGGTGACACCGTAGACCGCAGTTTCGTGCGCGGCCTTGGCAATCCCGGCCAAGTGTCTGTCCCGTTCATCCTGAAGCCGATGGCGGTGAGCCACCAGGAACTGTTCGCCTTGAAGGATATCGGTGACACGCTGCAGTGGATCGCCTGCCTGTCTGACGGCACCGCGGCGCCGACGCTGAATTCGAACGACGACATCCAGCCGCCGGCAGCCCGTACCTCGTTCATGTTCAACGCCTACATCGCAGACGTGAATATCGACATCGCGTCGAACGACGTTGTGAAGGGCACTTTGACGCTGCAGCGGTCGGGCGTCGTCACTCCGACCTGGAAGGCCTAACGATGCTCGACTCGTCGTTCTTTGTGTCGGGCGGTGTTCAACCCCGTGACGTTGAGCTTTCTGATGGAAAGAAGCACCGGCTGTACTTCAAGGAGTATTCCGGTGCCGCGTTTACCCAGTACGCGCTGGCCATCCGGTCGAAGGACCTGAAGGAGAAGGCGATGGGCATGGCCATTTTGATTGCAGCCAGTCTCTGCGAGGCGGACGGCAGTGAGGCCATCACCTTTGAGCGCGCCTGCGAACTCAAGCCAGATGTGATGCAGGCCATCTTCGCCAAAGTCATGGAAGTGAGTGGCGTCAAGAAAGAAGGCCAAGGCGAAAAAAACGCATAGAGGCTGGTAGTGACGAATGGCTGTGGTTCACGCTTGCCCTGAGCCTTGGGGGCCGAACTGTGGCGCAGCTTCAGGCGGAGATGTCTCAGCGCGAGTTTGAACGGTGGCGCCATTTTTACGAGCGGTTCCCCTTTGATTTCACGCATCTCCACTACCGGCCGGCAGCGATGATTGCCCAGGCCATGTCCTCATCAGGCGAGATGAGCGATAAGTACGACTGGTTGGCGCGGCCATTGGTAACCGATTCGACCGACGCGGATATTCGAACAATGAAGGCATTTGGCTTTTCCCCCGGAGATAAGTGATGGCAACAGCGGGCAGCATCGTCGTCGATCTCCTGATGAAAACCGGTTCTTTCGAAACGGATGCGCAGCGCGCATCTCGTGCTGCGCAGAAGAACTTCAAGGAGATTGAGAAGCAGGCAAAGGCCACCGCTGACGGCATCAACAGGGCTTTCTCTGGGCTGCTGAGTGGTGCGGTGTTTGGCATCGGTGTAGGCACGGTTTTCACCAAGTTCATTCAGGAGACCAAGAACGCCCAAAACGAGCAGGCGCAGTTGGCCGCGGTGTTGCGGTCGACCGGCCAGGCGGCGGGGTATTCGCTAGACCAACTGAACAAGATGGCGACTGGCTTTGCCAACGCCAGCGTGTTCAGCGAAGGCGAGATCAACCAGGCCCAAACCCGTCTGTTGTCGTATACCGGCATCGTGGGCGAAGAGTTCCCGCGTGCGATGCAGGCCGTTATAGACATGTCGGCCCGTCTGGGCGTCTCGGTTGAGCAATCAGCCGAAACCATTGGTAAAGCCCTGGATATTCCGAGCCAAGGCCTGACTGCGTTGTCGAAGCAGGGCTTTCGCTTCACTGAAGACCAGAAGAAGCTGGTCGAGCAGCTCGAAAAAGCTGGGAAAACCGCCGAAGCGCAAGGCATCGTCCTCGCGGCGTTGGAGTCTTCCTACGGTGGCGCAGCGGCCGCTGCCCGTGACACGCTAGGCGGGGCGCTGCAGGCTCTACAGAATCAGATCGACAGTCTGATGACGGGAGACGATGGCAGCGTCAACGGGCTGACGGCGAGCGTTAACGATCTAACTGATGTACTCGGCTCTCCCGAAGCCAAGCAAGCGTTTGCCGACTTCGTAGGCTGGCTCGCGGAGATTTCCAAGTCGCTGGTGACGATGGCTTCGGACTTCGCAGAGGGGATGAGGACGGCCGGAGGATTTGTCGATGCGCTCATCACCTACGGCACGATCAATCCCTTCAACTCTCACGCAGAGAACGCTGAGAAGTATCGCAAGCAACTGGTCGAACTCGAGGAATTCCAGCGCAAGGTTCTAGCTGGCGAAGAGAACGCGGCTGGCATCGATGTCGCTGCCAAGATCCAGATGGTTCGCAACCAACTGGCGTTTTCGGAGCGTAAGGCCAACGCCCAAGAGCGTGATGTGCTGGGCGCCTATCTTGGTGTAGGGGAGACAGGCTCAGATGCACCGACCTTGGCTCCCATTAGGGTCGCCGCATCTTCAGGCGGAAGGGCCGCGGGCGGCGGGAAGGAAAGACTGGACCAGGGCCAGAAGCTCATCGACCAGATGAACCAGCGGATTGCGCTCATAGGGAAGGAAACGGAATACGAGAAACTTCTTGAACAGGTGCGGATCGGCTCCGTCACGTTCAAGACGCAAGCGCAGCAGGATGAAGCACTTGCGTCTGCCCAGACTTTGGATTTCATCAACGAGCAGACGAAGGCCTACGAAGAGTCAAAGAAGCAGGCGGAAGACTTTGCCAAGCTGATGGACGATCTCTACCCGGAGAGGTCTAGGGCCGAGCAGTTCATTGAGCAAATGGGGAGGCTGTCCTACGCATTCCAGGAAGGGTGGATCAACGCCGAACAGATGAAGGACGCGACCGAAGCCCTTACTCGTAAGTTCGAAGAGACCACTGGAGACATGGGTGAGTTTGCCAAAGAGGCGGCTCGAGGTATTCAGAACTCCCTAGGTGATGGCCTCTATCAAGTCATGCAAGGGGACTTCAAGAATATCGGTAGCTCCTTTCTGCAGATGCTGCAAAAAATGTCGGCTGATGCGTTGGCAGCCCAGCTAGCAAAGAAGATGTTTGGCGACTACGACAAGAGCGGCTCCATGGGGGGCTGGTTTGGGGCGATCTTCAAGGGGGTCTCAAGTTACTTCGGAGGGTCGACAATCGGTGGAACCGATAGCACCGTGCCTGGCAGTTATGAAGAATTCATGGGTGGCTATGCACTTGGAGGCTATACCGGCCCGGGCGGCAAATATGACGTTGCCGGAATCGTTCATCGCGGCGAGTATGTACTGAATTCGGATGCAACAAAGCGCCTTGGCCGTGGCCTGTTAGATCGTTTGAATGGGTTCGCTGATGGCGGCTACGTCGGCTCAGACCGTGGCCCGGCTGGCTTAGGCATGGGCGGCATGAGCCTAAACATTGAGACGCGGGGTGTGGACATCGAAGTCGTCGAGGCTAGGCAAAACGAGATGTACCTAATCGCCCGCCAAGTCGTGGCTACGGACACGCCAGGTGTCATGCAGCGGGAGATTGCTAACCCCAGTAGCCGCTCCTCCCGTCAGCTATCCCGTAGCACGACCGCTGAGCGACGTAGGTAATCATGGCCGAATTTCAAAAGATGCCCTTCTGCCCAGCTCAAGCTGGCTACTCCGGCGATTTCGGCGATGCGACCTTGCGGGTTCAATTAGATGGTGGCGCGTCTCGCTACCGGGCGGGTGTTTCAGGAAACTCTGATGTCGTCGCGGCCACTTGGGTATTGAGGGCAGACGAGTATTCGGCGTTCATGGGGTTTGTGCGAAATCAGAAGCGAAGCGGCGGAATGCCATTTTTAATCGACCTGCCGCTTCAGTCCCATGAAATGATCGAGTACCAAGCCAGCTTTGTCCCGCGGAGCGTGCGGCTAGTATCCAAGAACGCTGCGATCTTCACAGTGGCGGCGTCGCTCGAAGTCTTCTCCAAACTTGAATTTGATGATGCTGACCTTGACTACTGGGCGTCGTTAGTCCTGATGCTTGCAGTGTACGGAAGCATCCCAGCAGCAAGGGAGATTTTGAATCTGCTTGCGAAGTTGGTGAACGAGGATTTGCCGAATGCCTGACCTTGCTGAC